CAAGGTTTTAACGATGCGATAGACCCTAAAAGGCTGGTCACCTCTAGGTGTAGGTGCTGTAATGATGTCGCGCTTGTAAATCTCAGTGCCTCTCGGCATGTCGGCCTCAAACTCAAAGATGGAGTTTGCTTCCTCGATTACGGTCGCTTTAATAGGCTTTAGGATATATTTATTGTGATTGTAAACTGTCTCAATTGGCGTAAATCTTTTAATCACTACAGATCCCTCCACCTGGGTATAATCTCAATTTCTGTCACTGTGCCTGTCCAGGTCATGTTGTTTACTCCAGGATTCAGCACCGGAAAGTCTCCAGCCATCTTCTGGCCCTCGTTGGTCGTGCCCTTATAGCAATACTGTCCTTCGCTGTCCAGGTAGATATGATCCACTACTCCGGTCAGCTGTATGATCTTACCGTTGATATCCAGAGTGATGTTTCCAGACCCCGTAACCTTAATCAGAGGCTCTGCGTCATGAGTACCTGGATTGATAATCACTGCCGGGGATGTTGTAAAAGGTAGTGGTGTGTCTCCGCTGTTGAGGTAAAAAAACGGAGGGTTAATTTTAAAGACTACCGCCACCTTTTCTCTTATCCTGGCCAGTTCATCATAGGCTACTGGTCCGACAACGTGAGCCTTAAAATAACCTCCTGGGTCCTTAAAAGTCGTGAGTTTTCCGTAGCCATCCAGCCACTTATTTAGTATGCTGATCTGGTCTTCATCCGCTACTAAAAACTCAAAAGTACGCTCATAGGGCTTGTATTTCCCTGTATGTTCTATGAGCTCTTCATCTCGATAAGGGATAGGGTAGATGTTGACCTGTTCTTCTGCTTTCTGTCGTCTTCCGACTGACAGAGTGTGAAGACCTAAATCTTCGCTGTTTTGGTCTTTGAATCCTACTTTATACAACACCTACACCCCCTAGTTTTTGATATGCATTAAAGTCCATTTCTTCCTGGAGTCTTCCTGCGATTTCCCCTGTGTCCAGCACCATCTGCATATTAGCCAGTTGTGGTAAATACTTTTGCAGTACGCTGACTGACAGGGCCATAAGGTCCTCAAGTCTGTTCTGTGCATTGGCCTGATCTGTCCTCAGCCCTGAGTTAAGTGATGCATTAAGACTATTAAGTCCCGAGGTCGAAGCATTAAATGCTAGGTCGCTCTCAAAGGATTTTGTAGTGATGGCTCCTACCTCATCCATGGCCTTTGTTATTGGTTTTACGTTGTCTGAGATACCTTCTGCTAGACCTTCATCCAAGTAAGCTCCGAGCTTCATGAAAACTCGAGATGGAGATTTAATACCAAAGAAGTTCTTCACGCTGTCTACAATCTTCTGAGCTGCTTCTTTAGCCTTTTTAACTACACTTCCTACGGCTCCACTGATTCCTTCTCCAAGGCCTAGTAAAAGCTGCTTCCCAATATCTTTAAAGTCTTTAAGCCCGTTTCCGAGTGCTTTTATCATGGAGGATATAATCTGAGGCATTGCCGCCCCGATCTCTCCTATTATCTGTGGCATAGCTGTGATAAGAGCGGTCAAAAGGTCTACTCCAGCCTTGATGATCACATCAATCTTGCTAAGCAGCGTCTTTGTGATGCTGTCAATGATTCTTGGCATAGACTGAGCAATCGTGATCAGTATCTGTGGCATGGCATCTATAAGAGCAGTAAAAAGCTCTATACCTGACTCTACGATGTATGGCAGGTTGTCTAAGAGTGCTGTGATGATGTCTTCAATAAGCCCTGGTAGCACATCCAGGATAGTGGTGATGATCGTAGGCATGTCATCAATCAATGAGGTCAAGAGATCTACACCGGTCTGCACCAGGTAAGGGATTCTGTCCATCAGTGATGTGATCAGGTTCCTGATGATTTCTGGCGCTTTCTCCAGGAGACCCGGAATTGCATCCATGACTCCTTGCGCTAGTCCGATGATGAGATCCATACCGGACTCAAGAAGCATCGGGATATTTTCCGAAAAAGTGTTAATCAGTGCCATGATGGCTTCCAGTGCCTTAGGTATAAGCTCCGGGAGAGCCTCTCCAATACCCGTAGCGATCTCTCCTATGGCTGTCATACCTGCCTGTAAAAGCTCCGGCCCTGTCTCACTGATCAGCGTGACAATGATACCTGGAAGCTCTGTAAGGACATTACTGACCATAGGTATAAGATTCTTAGCAAAGGTCACAACAGTGCCTGCGAGGTTCTCCAGTGCAGCCGGTAACCCCTCTCCAGTGGAGAGAGCTGCCAGCATATCCATAAAGGATGATTTCATCGCGCCTAGAGATCCAGAAAATGTTTCTTCTGATTCCTTGGCGAAGTTTCCTGCGTATTGCGTAGTACGGTCCATAAACATCTGCATGGCCAGTTCAGCCTTTTCCGCGTTATCTGCAGTCTTCCAATCGAAGTTGATGCCCTTTTCCAGTGCGTATGCCTGGAGTGATGTAGCGTTCATGGCTACACCGAGGTTGTCCATCATCGTAAAGTTACCCTTGGCAGCTCCTGCGATAGATTCCATAGCCATGGTTGTGTCCAGTCCCATTACAGAGGCCACGTCTGCAGCTCTCTGCATTGCTGTCGAGGTCATTTCTAGGGCTCGTTCCTGCTTGACTCCGGACCCCTGGAATAGAGATCCCATCTTATTGGCTGTGGCCATGTAGTCAGATGCCGAAAGACCCATGTTTTTATAAGCGTCTTTAGCGGTGCTCTGGATGCTCTTTGCAAAGTCACCGAAAACCGCCTCAGTACCTCCAAGGTTCTGTTGCAGCTCTCCACCTGCATTGATTGCACTGGTGATGATTTTACCGATTCCAGCGGCCACCAGGACTTTACCTAAAGTGGCTACCAGGCTTCCACCCATCTTTTTACCAGCTGCATCTCCTGCGCTGCCGGTCTCATTATTCAATTCTTTTTCAATATTCTTGCCAATACCCTTTGCTGAGGGCATCAGCTGAATATAGGCTTGTCCGAGTTCAGTTGCCAAATTTTACACCTCCTCATGAGGTTGGTTTAGTAGTCGTTCTCGTTCTTTCATAAAGTCCTCACCGGATTCGAAGCTCTCTGTCAGAGATTCCTTAGGATTCAGCTTTTCCAGTATCGATTGTGGCCTGTTTACGCCCTTCTCAGCGTCTTTTGTGTTAAACCATACTAATAGGCTAAGTCTGTCCACTATCGCTGCCATGAGCAGGATTTCCGTGGTTGTTTCAGCGTCATTCATGGCCATCTTTATCCTGGAATTTTCCCTAAGCCCTACAGCTAAAGCGGCCACCGTTGTTAAGGGCAGCCGCTTGTAGTCGTAGATATGATAGGTTTCTGCAAAGTCGCATATCAGCGCTTCTTCATCCTTTTTAATCATCCTGGTGAGGATTAAGAGTTTTTTATTTCTTTACTCAAACTAAAAATGTCAGTGATCTCTTTGTCAATAACGGTCATAGGGACTCTGCCATCCGGAGTTCTTACATGCTCAAGCAGTCTCTTCTTCTGCTCTTCCCCCAGCAGCTTAGTGACAAGCTTAGGCAGTAAAAATTGATTTTCACCGACTCCAGCTATCAACTCAAAAAGCTCGTAGTCATTGAGATCCTCTTCATTCAGCTCAAAATTAAAGCCTGTCTTTGTCGTTCCTTTCAACATATGTTTTTCTCCTCTCCTATGCGGTTACAGCTGGGTCTACGATGTACTCATAATGAGTGTTTGAGGTTGAGTCTGGCATAGCTGTAACGGTTGTAGCATATCCTATAGCTCCAGCGTCAGTGTAAGCAATCTCGCCCACTTCTGTGACCTTGCCATTAGGGATGACAATTCTCTTTAACAATCCGTTTTTAAGGATCATATCCACTACAAGCGCATGAGCAGGAAGCTCCTTGTTGTTTGCTGTGATGGAGATTCCATTGACAGTTGTAAGGTCTCCTGTCACGTTTGCGCTGCCGTATACTTCTTTCAGGACATTCACGTCCGTAGCCTCTATGAGAGTATATGCAAAGGTGTCATCCTTCTGAGTCTGGGATGCGAGTACAATGTCTCCACCCCACGCTCTTACTTTCTCCGTCTCTGGAGAGTTTGCGTTGACCAAGCCGTCCTCACTGATGTATCCCAGCGATTTAAACGCGGCATCAAGTGCGGTTTTGGCATCGGTAGGTAGTGTTGTGCCTAGAGGTGCACTAAAGACTGCTCCACCTACCTTGGGTTTACCGTATGTTACGTTTTTTTCTCCCATTTCGTACCTCCTAATAGTGGTAAATGTCGTATACCGCCTGGTAGCGGTACTTTTTAGTTACAGTATCTGTAAAGTTGTAGTCGCTGTTGAGCCTTACGGCTGCTATAGCGTTTAGATCCAAGAGACTGTCCACTGCAGCCTTTAGCTTGTCATTGAGATCAGCTGCTTTATACAGGCTTGTGGAATAACTTTGAAATGCAAAGGTGGAGTTCGGAAGCCATGCGCTTCTGCCACTACCGGTCTTTTCAAAAAGCACATATTCCGTCGGTGCTGACTCAGGTTTCTCCAGGTATACAGGCACTGACAGTTTTGTTTTTAAATGGTCTAAAATCGTTTTTTCTATCAATTACCTCACCGCCTTGAGAATAGTGTTGTTCTCTGAGTTGTCTTTCCTGGCTTCTGCGGTCTCAGCAGAGATCTTCGCATTGGCTCTGTTTTTACCGACAAATATGTCCTGTTCATAGCCTGGGCCGCATCGATTTCTGATCGCGGAGGCTTTTGCTGTTAAAAGTGCCTGCATCTCCTCTGATTGCATCAGCTGCTTGACGCCTGCACGATTGAGTTTGACTTTCCATTTACTCATAGGCTTCCACCATGACTTTCTTGTTCCAGTCCAGCGGTATCAGTTCGTCGATTCCCTGAATAGGAATTCCAAAAACGCGCCATTTACGCCCGAAAAACCTAACCTCCTGGTTTTCCCAGGTGTTTGTGTCTCCCTTTGGTATAGCCAGCGTGTAGACCGCTTTACGGCCTGTAAGACTTAAAGTGTTGACCACATCATCACTGAGTGTAGGTGATACCAGTACGTTTTCTACCGGGATCTCCACATCAGAGTAAATTGGATTGTCAAATGGGTCTGTGCCTGTCTCCTGCTTTGTAATAAGAGTGACTGTGATACCTTTAAGCATCGCCATAAAAATCAATCACCCCATATCTCTGTCTTTTTAGACCAAGCTTTGCGAGCTCAGTATTTTTGATAAAGAGACCGCCTCCTGGCACTAAGAATGTCGCTGACTGAGAATATCCCAGTGCTGACTCAGTGCTCTGCACCATTGGCTCCTGGTTGGTGGAGGTCATTAAGGTCCTGCCTACAACATCGACAATTACTGACCTCAGAACATTCGCGTAAACAGCATCCTGTGCCATAAGGTCCAGTTCCTTGCCTACTCTACGTGCCTCAAGTCTTAGATTGTCAGCTATGACAGGTATCAGAGCATTGGCCCTGATGGTCTCATCTGCTGTGAGCTCTCTCCAGAGGTCTCTAATGTCTTGTATTGTGGCGAAATCCGCCATATGTCATCACCGCCTTTTCTTCGCGGGTTCTGCTTTCGTTTTCGGTTCTGGTGCTACTTCTTTTGGCTTCTCGGCTACCCAATCGCCGCCAGAAATAACACAGGAGCTATCAATGATAGCCCCCGTTTTTGTATTTCTGTATCTCATAGGCCTAGACTACTGCATCGATGATGCGGCAGAAGCTGGTAGGCTCAAGGACTGCCCAGCCAAGGAACAGTTCAGCACGGATGTAAATCTGGTTATACCCATTAAGGTCCTTACCAGAGTTGTCTGGATCTCCGGCTTCGATGATCTTGGTTGGAATTTCTTTGGAATAACCCCACTTAAAAGAGTTTTCGAAGTCTCCAACGATAGCTCTGTCTTTAGCGATGGTATCAGCATCGGAAACAGTCTTGTTGATGTCGGTCTTTACTCCGTTGAGTGCTCCAGGATTTGCACCCCAAGCCAGTTCAGGGTAGAGTCTTACACCATTGACCTTTAGTGCTGCCAGCGCTGCAGATGCAGTAGGAGATAATGCCATACCTGTGATGTCTCCACCAGCACCCTGTACAGTTGCGATTGCGCTGCCAATGTTGTCATCGATGTTTGCTGCAACGTATTCCACAGTCTGAGTAACAGCAGCGTCGAAGTGGTTTGTACCGATAACTGCAGAAGCAGCTCCAGTTCTTGGGTTGATTCCATGCATTGCCATGAGGTCAAGACCTCTTGCTACCTTTCGAGCGAATCCATCATTGAAAGCCTTAAGGATTTCGATCTGTTCCTCTTCTGACGCAAACATGAACTCATTGGAAACTCTAGCGCCATATTCTACCTTGATAGGTACGATGGTTCTAGGAGTCAGAGTGATTCCACCATGGGACTTCGCCCCGTTTTCTGCTACGACGTCGATTTCAGAGTCCATCGTGAAAACAAACTCTTTCTGGCCATTGAATGGGATAGGTGTCTGACTTGATAAAACAGCCAGAGATGATCTTCCCTTTACTTTGTTTACCAGGTCAGTTACGAGTTCAGGTGCAAATAGGGATCCTTTTGATAATACTGCCATAATTCTTTACTCTCCTTTTAATCCGTTTAATAGTGCTTTGTAACCTGCGTCTTTTCCTTCACCTGCTGGCTCAGTTGACCTAAGCGGAGGGGCAGGCTGCCCTTTTGTCACAAGTTTTGCCAATGATTCAGCATCTTCCCGGAGGGATTTCTCATCATTACCTGTCAGTCTGCCTGCAAGCTCGTATGGGATGCCCTTTTCATGGGCGATACGTGCTTTAAGGCTCGATAGTTCGTATGTGGATACTTTTCCGGTGAGATCTGCGATGGTTTTGTCATACTCTCCTGACTTCTTGGCCAGGTCATCATGACTTGCCTTGAGCTCTCCGAGCTGCTTGTCTCTTTCCTTAAGCTCCTGGTTTTTCGCGTTAAACTCAGAGCGAGGGACGTATTCTTTTCCGATTTCGGACTCAATCTGACGGATCAGATCATCCTTATTTTCTACATTCTCGAGAATTTTCTTTAGGTCTAACATTGTGTTTCTCCTTTCGCCGCTATCCTTTTTATCGGGCCAGTCCCCGTACTGCGGTGCCACACTGTCCAGTGGCCGGTATAATTTTGTATAATAAAACACCCCATCACTGGAGTGTTCTAGTACCTTATTATCTGATTGTCGGCTTATTCTCTGTTGAATACCCTACAACGCCTGTAAAACTGGCGTGTCTGTGACTCTGTGTCGATAGTCCAAAGTAATCAAACTCAACCTTATCTCCCTCGACTTTGAGGTTAGATACCTGGCTAAACCTGAAAGTTTGGCCATTTGCATAAAAAATAATTAAATCCATGTTTTTAACCTCCTATTCATTTCTTGCAATGCTTGCATTTGCCCACATGATGGATTCTTCTAACTTTGTCACCGCCACTGATTTCTCACGGCTTGCCGGACATAGTTCATCAATTAGATATGCTAGGTCCTTCGCTTTATTTCTCAGCTCTGTGTATTTCTCCGGCTGCCCTTCTTTAGGGCTGTGATAACTAAAATTGTTCTCAATCTGGTTATTCATTTTGCACCTCCTTAATACCTTATTTTTTGTTTTACAATTGGCTTAGCTTCTGAGCATGCCCAGTGCGCAAGCAGTGCGCTGTCCAGCAGCGCGATATCATAATCTTCCAGCTGTGATTTGTACCCAAATCCACCATTCGTTCCGATGCTGCGTTTTTCGCAATTTGTGGCTACCTTTTCCAATGACGGCTGCCCTCTATGGCACAGCTTGCTCTGGTAGATAGCCTTTTCAAATGCGGCGTTGGCCATGATGATCTCTTTTACTGTCGGTAGGACCGGCGCTTTCAGCCTGGCATCTTTCATTTCTGAGGCCAGGAGCGCTTGACCGTTTGCTCCGTCTATAACGACGCTCTGCACATCAGCCCTGGAAAGAAAACTGAGTATCCAGTTATTGCCATTTCTCACGGATTGGCAGTCTATGGTCTCGATAAACACCCTATCGTCTGTGGTCTTTACTGCGATTGACATGGCCACATTCGTGCCGTCGTTTCCGTACTTGATGCCCACAAAGAGCTTGCCAGTGATGGGTGGCGTCTGATTGACCTTTACGGCCTCCCAATCTGTCTTGCTGATGGCTGATTTTTGATTGTACTTGATCCAGAGCCCTAGACGCTGGATGTTAAAATCCACAAGGTCTGTTCCGATTTCATCTGATACTGACCTCTCAGTAAACTGTATGCCTAGTGATGGATTCGTTTGATACCACAGCTCCACATCCCATGGGTCTGACTCATCTTCTACGGACCACTCTGCCCACCCTGTGTTCCTGCTTTCTCCAAAGAGTGCAGCTTTTCTCAGGTCCGGGAACACCGTGCCACTTGAAACAGGTGTCGGAGGTGTACCACAAAAAATGGTCTGTGGGTTTTTACTGTCAGTTACAGTGTATTTAAGGGCTGATTCGTGATCAGTCTCATATTCCTGGGCCTCGTCAATGACCAGCAGGTCAAAACCTTCTCCAAGACCTCCGGATCCTGTTCTTGTTCTAAATTCGATTCTTCCGCCAGTGTCTGGGATTTCAATTCTTTCTCTACCTGACGCCCTCAAGGACTTATACTCTATGCCTGCTTCATCTAAGATTCTCATCAGTCTTTCCCAGGCTGTGTGTGATGTTGTGGTTCTGTGGGCTGTATGTAGTATCTGCTCGCCTTTTTCAAGACCGTACATTTCACGCATGGCCACAACTTCGTTTTTACCATTTCTTCTGGGGATGCTATAACCAAACTTTGTATGGATCCATAATCCCTTTGAATTAACTGCAAGCATAGGTTTCAGGAGGAGTATCTGCCATTTACGTGCTTTTCGTTTACTTCGTTCGTAAAGTTCGACAGCTTCTTTGTAGTGACTTTTACGATAGGGCAAAAACAGCGATTGAGTAGGAGTTTGATTTCCTATTCTTTGTTTTCTAGCCATTCAATCACCCTGCTTTTTCTCTATTTCCACCTCTTACTATATACGTCTTGTTTTCGCCCATCGGCAGGATTGTATTCCACAGTGCACCTACATCTTTCGTGCCTTCTGTAAACATCATCCGGTACATCCGGATAAGCATATGTGCCAGCCATTTCCTTGCACCAATCACAAGCCCCACCTACTAACGTTCTAACTATTTTAGGCTCTAGCCCAGCGCGGCTGTGAAATTCAGCGTTCGCTTTAATCGTTTCGTCCACTATAGACTGACTGTAATTTACCACCGGCTCATCCAGAATCCATGCGATATCATCAAATTTAGGCTCTGATGACAATCTTTCAACAAATCCTTTTATTCGGTCTTTATTGACCTTTACTTCAATAGCTTTTAGTCCCAATCCGCTCTCTTTATTAAGCTGCTGCTGCACTTGTGCGGATGTTGAAGCGATAAGCTTATGATTGTTTCCAAGGGTGGAACCAATGATTCTTTCTGCGATGTTAAAATACATCCTGCCCTCTGGTAAAACACTAGACGATAGATTTTTTTTAAACGCTGCCGCCAAGATTACTCCGACTTCAACTGCATACTCATTAGCATCAGCATAAGTTGCTGTACCATCTTCAATCATTGTTCTGATGCTTTTTATCTTAGCGTTTTTCCTCAGTAATGTATTAAAATCTTTTTCTATAGCCTCTTGAAGCTCTGGTACTATATCCTTCATTCGTCCTCAGCTCCCCTAATACCTGTGAGATCTCTGAGTGTGTTGCTATCAAAGTATCCAGGGACTGCCTGGTTAATTTTGAGCGCTCCGTCACCGATTGATGTCAGCATTGCAGCGTCTGGCTCAAATACAGGCTCCCATTTCGGCACAGTATTCACAAAATCTGCCCTTTTGTAGGGCTGGTCATCTCTAAGACATGCCGCGAGATAAGCCACATTTAAAAAACCAGAACCGAAATTCCTTTGGGCTTTCTTAGCCGCGATTCTTAGTGTCTCATGCGATGCTTTAATCGCTTCTGCGCTTGATGGATTGTCTGAGACAAATCCCAGATCATCCAGTGTCAACCCTGTTTCACCTGCGAAACCTGATGCAGCGGTTCTTAACTGCTCCGTAAATGGTGACATCGATGGAGTGGTAAATTGTCCAAGTTTAGGAGCTTCACCATCATCATCCTTCGTAAACTGCAGCATCGAAGATATTGTAGCTTTCCAACTGTCCATAGGCTCCGCATCTTGAGATAAGCCTACAACATATTTCTGAGGGAAGCTGTAAAACTCCGCTGTGATGTCTGCTCTTTCCAGTGTCCTTTTCGCATATGCCTGGAAATACATTCCTGCTCTTGTTATCCTAGCTCTTCCAAAAGGTCTTACTGCATCCGGCCTGTGTATAATCGGAACCAGGAGTGGATAAGGCACATTCGGTGACAGGAAAGTTCTCTCGCTGTTGTTTTCAATGTACTTGGTTTCTCCAGGCGTGAAATAAGCCTCTGATACAGGTTGCCCTTTGTCATCTCTCGCTAATACTGCATACCCTTCTGTTAATAGGCCCGTAATCGGATCAATGATTCCTGTGGCGTTGGCTGCGTCGATTACTTGGAGTCTAGGCTCTCCATCTTTGTCTGGAGAAATGTAGATAAAGCTGCATGATGCAATAAGTGCTGATAAGATTGCGCTGTCAAAAAGCGTATCTGGATTGTTTGTTTTAAAAATTTCATTCACTGTATAGGCGTCGTTCTCAAATTCTCTAAATACAAGGCGGTCCGCAAGTGCGTCTACAGCTTTTGCTGCCCACCCTAAGGTGGCTCTATACTG